CAGACGAAGCAGCAGATGCAGCACAGTTAGTCAGAGTCATGCAGCATCAGATTGATTATAAAATTAGCTCTACCTTGATGGTATCAAACACAGACCCTACAGGTTATAATGTTGGATATCTAACCGGGTTTGGCGATGCAAGAAAACTGCTGAGTGAAAACAAAGAATTTATCAAAGAAGAAATCACAGCTTTCTTAAATGAGAATTACAGCACATTAAAATTCAGCAGAACCAAATGCAAACGTGACGTGGCATTTATTGTTGATGCCATGGGCTATGATTTGACCTATGGCGGAACCTGGGCTACACTAGTAGCCGGCACAGCATACTTTGACGGCGACAACAGCACAGCATTGCAAATTGACAGTACAGAAATTGCTGCCACAGTAGCTGCCTACGCTAGGTTAAAAGAAATTGTGCAACAGATTATTATCAACACCGCAGTAACGAAATCCACTGGAAATAACGCTACGCAGTGGACTGATGTTACCAACCTTACAGGTGGTGCAGCTGCCAATGCCACAGTAGGTGCATTAGTAGACATCATTACTAATATCATACAAGGTGATTCCACTGAGGCCACAACGCCACAGATCACAGTTACTACAATATCTGGTACAGACACACTTACCAGCAACAGTCATGGATTAAGTGTAGGAGATGCAGTTGTTCCAAGAGAAACTGGCAACGGGTTAACCAACGGTGTCAAATATTGGGTAGTAGGCACAGTAACCACTAACACATTCCAACTGGCAGCTACATATGGCGGCGCAGTGTTAACTACATTTACCAACGGTGCTGGTATTAGTATATCTGTAGAAGTTATAGATTACCCTACAGCTACTAATGCCGTTACATCGACCACTGCATTGATAGCAGCCGCAGTGACATTAGACGCTGCACAAGAAACCATTGTCCAAAATGTTGTAGATGATTTAAATGCAGTAGCATGGCACACTGACTTTGTAGTAGACGAAACTTCGTTGACCTCGACAGATTTTAGAATCTACGTTGGTAAGCATACTCTCGCACACACCTATGTCAGTGGTGGAATAGTAACGAAATCCAATGGAACAGAGTTAGCAGTTAGTAACTTTGTCTATAATAACTCTACAGGATATGCGGTAGTGACTACTGCAACACACGGATTAGCAGCAGGCGACATTGTTAACATAACAAGTATTACTGTATCTTGCCTATCGTCAGGTGGTACTTCCTTTAATGCGATATTCCCAAGTGCATACAAAACTGATGGTGTTACTCCTAAGATTCGATATCTACAAACCAAGTGTATTAGAGATACTCGATTGATATTAGAAGCTGTGATGTTTGACTTTATGTTCAACAGCAACTTCAAATCTAGAGAAGCAGCATACTCATATCTAAGAGCTTCAGCAGCAGAGGTATTTGTAGGTAATCAAAAAACCATTACTAGAGACGCATTAACTAACGCCAAAACAGAAGCACTGGCCAATGTGGGCGGTAACGCAACTGCACAGGCTCGTATTGAAACACTAATGACCTTGGTAGATGATATCCTTTACGGTGCTACCAACGAAGGCAGTCGCTGTGCCACAGGCAACAGAATGGTTGATTATGCTGTGCTACAATTAGAGCGCAACAGAGATTATATTGTTGCAGAAATTGATGCTTACATTGATTCAACTTTCACTACCACAGTTACCGCTGCCACAGCTGCCACTGACGTATTCACTTGTACATCAACGGCATGGATGACAAGAAATGCAGCTGTAAGATTCACAGGTACGACTATTGGTGGAGTAACTACCACCACTACTTACTATGTACAGAATGTGGTCAGTGCTACTACATTTAAGATTGCTACCACAAGAGATTCAAACACCGCATTTAATATTGCCAGCAACGGCAGTGGTTCAATGACAGTGGCTCTTTACTACAGTAGCGCAGCCTGTCTCAGAGACGTCAACACCTACATAGATGCATTGAAATACGATTTGAAATATCCAGGCAACTACAAATCAAGATACGCAGCTAGATACTATGCAAACAGTGTAATGGGCAGTTTGGAAGAAGATATGTATTATCTCAGAGATGCCACAGGTCTAAGAGATCAAACACTCGAAGGACTCACTGGTGACCTGTTAGCTGAAAATGAATACGGTACTTCTAGAGTGAGTGCAGGAGCATATGCAAGTTTGGATCCAGGTTGGGGACCAGACGATTATCGCACTTGGATTATAACACGTTCACCCTATGTGCAGGGATTAACCACATTGGGAACAGCGGCTGTGGGACAGAAGATCGATGGCTCTTTACACAACGGTGGTAATGACAGTATTGTTTCCAATGACTTTACTCAGGTAATATCAGACGGTATTGGCGCTTGGATCACCAACAACGGTCGTGCTGAATTAGTATCTGTGTTCTCATACTATGCACACATAGCATACCTAGCTGAAGCAGGCGGCCGAATCAGAGCAACTAACGGCAACAACTCATACGGAGATTTTGGTTCTGTAGCAGAAGGTTTCGACGACACTGAAACTGCCGGCACAGCCATAGTTGATAACCGCCTGCAATTTGATGCAGAGATTGATCGAGTCATCACTGACGGATCAGCACTAACACAATTAGAATTTACCAACGCAGGTATTGACTATACTGAAGTAACTTACACGCTAACTGGTGGCGGTAGTGGAGCCATTGTTGAAGCTGATGAATTCCGTGACGATGCTGTGTTTGAAGTTCGCATGTTGGACCTGGTTGACGACAGCACAAATGCTCCAGAAGCAGAAGGAAATCTTGGCGGATTTGGTTATAAGACTGCTGCCAACACTGCTCAAGGTGGAACATCAACTAGTATAACCATAGCTGCCACAGACGGCGAATCCAGCACTGCCTATATAGGCATGAAAGTTGTGCTCACAGGAGGTGCAGGTGCGGGACAGTTTGGTATAATTACCACTTATAATTCAGGTACAAAAGTGGCAGGACTGGTCAAAGAATCAGACGGTGTAGCAGGATTTGATCATTTGATAGCAGGAACTACCATAGTTAATCCAGATGCTTCTACTACCTATGTCATTGAACCTAGAGTGACATTCTCAGCACCTGGATACGCCAGCACAGCTGCCACTCTGCCAACTTCAGGCACATGGACCGCAGTGAAATACGGTGAAACTGCTGCTGTGTATACCACAGTCACAGGCACTTATGCTGGATCAGGTGTAGGAGCCACTTTCACAGTGATACGTAATGGATGGAAATATATACCATCTATTCAGGGTGCCGGAACAGGTTATGCTAGATTACAAACCATAACCATACTAGGCACCAGCCTAGGCGGCACCACAACTGCCAATGATCTAGTGATCACAATCACCGCAGTGAATTCTACCACAGGTGCTATCTTAGATTTTGATCACTCAGGTTACGGCATAGGTGGCAGATATGTTGCTCTACGCAATGGAGTTACCGCTGGTGCAACATCAGAAGATGGCGTTAATTGGACTTCACAAACTAGCTTGATGCCAAGCGCAGCAAACTGGTCTGCAATGGCTGCAGGTCTTTTTGACGACAGTTCTTCAGTGGGCAAAGTCAGCAAATTTGTAGCGGTGGCTGGCACCGTCGCCAACACCACAGGTGCTTACAGCGATGACGGTATCACTTGGTCAGCAACCAACATGCAGACTTCTGCTATATGGGTTGATGTGGCCTTCGGCAAACAAAAATTTGTAGCTATCAGCGATGATGTAACCACAGTGAGAATCAGTAACGACGGTGAAGTCTGGGATCAAACAGGCACACTAACCACTACCGGCTTCACAGCTATTGCCTACGGTAAAAACAGATTTGTGGCCATACAGAGAGGTGGCTCAATAGCCAATCATGCTACCTCAACAGGTGTTACAGGAACATGGACTGCAGGTGCATTGCCAAGTTCGTCAAACTGGGAAAGCATTGCCTACGGTAACAACAGATTTGTTGTTATTTCAAGCACCAACGGCGCAATTGCAGCTTATAGTTTAGATGGTATAACTTGGGCTGCCAGCACACTGCCAGCCACAGCAGATTGGTACAAAGTTACCTACGGTCAAGGAGTATTCCTTGCTGTGAGTACAACCACAACAGCGGCAACATCGCCAGATGGTGTTACTTGGACTCTAAGAGCCACATCTACAGCAGCCAACGGTTTCAACGCAATCACTTTTGGTAACAGAAATAGATACGGCTTGTTCGTAGGAGTTGGCGGCGGCGGTCCTACAACAGTAGCTACTTATATTAGAACAGGCGCTACCGCTAGAGGTCGTGCTAAAGTGGCTGCTGACAAACTGTTCCAAGTTAATATCACAGAACCTGGATCGGGCTATGCCACAGCACCAACTATTACATTCACTGATCCCAACAACACATTTGAATCTCCCGTAACCGTGAGAACAGGCAGTGGAGTGCTGGCCAATCCAAGTTTTGTAAACAGAGGTGCAAGTTACGTCACAGGCAGTGGAGAAGTAGACCTGGGTGATGGTTATTCCAATCTATTCCAGCCAGGATCGTTTGTAGCCGTGAGAAGAATCAGCGTTCAACCAGTGCCAGGCGCCAACGTGGTGTTCAGTCATTTACCTGACAGAACTTTCAAATTGGTCAACGTGATCACCTTCTTGGGAGAAAACGCAGGTGCTTACACAGCATTCTTCCAAATCAGCCCACAACTAACAAGATCAGAAGCACCAACAGACGGAGTCAGTGTCGAAACCAGGATTAGATACAGCCAGGTTCGATTGACTGGACACGATTTTCTGGACATAGGCACAGGAAACTTTGAAGAAACCAATTATCCAGGGTTGAGCACCCAACCCGTTATTGCTGCCAACGAAGCAGTGGATAATGGAGGAGGCAGGGTGTTCTTTACATCAACTGACCAAGACGGTAACTTCCGTGTTGGTGATTTGTTTGCTATTGAACAGTCAACTGGTATTGCTACACTGAATGCAGATGCATTTAATATTTCGGGACTACAAGAACTTAATTTGGGTAATGTGACACTAGGTGGCGGATCAGCAACAATCACTGAATTCTCCACAGATCCGTTCTTTACAGCAGATTCGGACAATATAGTACCTACACAGCGAGCTATTAAGGCTTATATTGCTGGTCAAATTGGTGGTGGTGGCGCAAGTTTAAACGTAAACTCTATTACAGCAGGTAGTGTGTTTATTAGTTCAAACGTTATCACTACTACTACAGCAGGTCCAATTAAAATGAATGCAGTTTTTGAATTTAGAGGCGGTGTTATAGGAATACCTTTAGCATTCAATTACTTTTTGAACTAAATAAAACGGAGAAATAAATTATGGCAACAGGAAGACTAGGAACAGCAGATCTTGCAGCAGTAACACTGACAACAGTGTATACAGTGCCTGCTACAACATTCACAGTGGCAACAGTCAGTGTGGTAAATCGTGGCGCAAGTGCAGCACTGATACGAATAGCACTAGCAAGTTCTGCTTCACCAACAGACGCAGAATGGCTGGAATATGACGTGAGTCTATCCCCCAAAGGTGTGCTAGAACGCACAGGTATCGTCATGGACGCTGGAAAATTACTAGTGGTACGTTCCAGTGCTACTGGGGTTAACGTAGTGGCCTATGGCATCGAAACCGCAACAGCGTAACTAGGAGAATACCATGGGTAGAAAACATACAGCAGGAACAGCAGGCGGCTCAGGAGTTGGTGGTTTTAATATAGATAACACCACTCTAACTGCTGCTGACGATCTGGACATTACCATAGATCCTGCCGGCACTGGTATATTCAAAGTGGCCGGTGATGCACAGCTACAGAGTCAGGGCGATTTAAGATTCGCAGATGCAGATAGTTCAAACTGGGTGGCTTTTCAAGCTCCAGCAACAGTGTCTTCCAACGTGACCTGGACACTGCCTGCCACAGACGGCACAAATACCCAGTTGTTATCAACCAACGGAACAGGTACATTAAGTTGGGCCACTGCTGGATTATCTTTAACAGATAATACTTCTGATGCTGCCTCTCACTTCGTGACGTTGACCACAGCTACTTCAGACACTACAATTACTGCGGTAAGACGTAGTTCTTCAAAATTAACTTTTCAACCCAGCACAGGCACGTTAACTGTCACACAGCTAACAGTAGCAGGACTGGCCACAAGTTTAGAAGTAGAAAATGTGCAAACAAGCAGTTATACTTGTGTATTGTCAGACGCCGGAAAAGTTGTTACTATGGACAACACCGGCTCAGCAACTATAACTATACCTCCCAATAGCAGTGTGGCGTTTCCCATAGGTACAACAATCAGCATAGCTAGAGTCAACACGGGCAGTGTGGCTCTCACAGCAGGTAGTGGAGTCACTCTTACAGGTAATACTGCTTCGGGAGCAATGTATGCATCTGAAGAATTAATGTGTAGAAAACGCAGCACAGACACTTGGTTGGTAATACATGGAGCCCCGGCAGCAACAGGGTTCGCAGCCACAGGCGGCACAGTTACTACGCCTAGTGGATACAGACTGCATCAGTTTACTTCAACCGGCAGCTTTACGTTCAGTCCATAACAAAAAACGGAGAAATATATGCCTTTTATCAGCACAATAAGAAGTCAATCAAATGTTCAACAGCCCGAAAAAGCAATTTCGGAATCTATCTACGAAATCACCGGTGGGGATAAAGTATACACCGCCGGAGGATATACCATCCACTTGTTTACCACTGTAGGTGACCATGAGCTAAAAGTCAAAGTCAAAGAAAAATATAAAGATTCAATGTCAAATTTAGTTGTAACAGCAGCTACATCAGCAACTGTAGAGTATCTAGTAATTGGCGGCGGCGGCAGTGGCGGAATGGGGTACAGCACCAACGGCAATGGTGGTGGCGGAGCAGGAGGATATCTTACTGGCAGCACACCGATTAGTAGCAGTACCCCAGTGACTGTGGGTGCCGGCGCAGGCCCATATCCTTACAATGGCACTACAACTGGCGCATCTAGTAATTTTGGCCCAATCCAAGGCGTCTATGGAGGCGGCGGCGGCTACTACCACGGCAGTCCAGGACAATACGGCGGCAGTGGCGGCGGATCAGCTTATGGATATGGTGCAGGAAGTGGCACAGGAGGCCAAGGTAATCCAGGTAGTCCGTACAATTATACATGGACTGGTGGCGGTGGCGGCGGATCGTCCCAATCGGGTCAAAATCAGCAAGGCGGACTTGGTACCAGCAGTTCGATCACAGGTTCTAGTATAGCCCGAGCAGGTGGTGGTGGTGGTGGTGGTAATAGTTCAGAGCCAGGCGGCGACGGAGCCAGCGGCGGCGGCCGGGGCCACGGCAGCTGCCCAAATTGGGGCTACAGCTACTATTCATACAGTCAAGATCCTCGCGGAGGATGGGGTGTTACTCATGCATATTCTCCCAATTCTGGGTCAGGCGGCGGTGCCGGCTCATACTGGGCTCCAAATATTGGATGGGGCGCTGGCGGCGGCTATGGCGCTAGTGGCTTTGTTGTAGTAAGGTATCCTAGCTAATGGCGTTTTTTAAAACTAATCGAGATATATTTACAGCGCCTTGGGAAGATGAACTGTTTAATGAAAATTGGATGGATCATGATGTTCCATATGCGCCACCAACTGTAAATTGGAAATATGATAGAGAAATGAGGGTTGAAGATGTAGAAATCTGGGAACAGATTTGCTACAAATCTGGAGGCATAGGGTTATATGCTGCATATCTGCCCTATGCTGAATTTTATATTGTCACAGGAAAATGGATACAGGCAAAACCTGGCAATATTGAATGTTTTTACGGCCCAGGTTCCATGAAAGCCGCATATCACAGAGCTAAAGAACTAGGTCTAATAGTTCCTGTAAGAGAAACCTGGGTAGACGATAAAGATCTGTGGTTGTACCAACCTGGTGGTGCCAAACAGCAAGGCAATATCATATTGTCTGACTGACTCCGGCCTAGGCATATTCAAAGTTTGCGCTAATGCTGATCCTGAGATCTTCACTGTAATTTTTTTCCACCATGTGTGGAACATTAGATCTAAATATCAAAAGCAAATCTTCTACTGGTTCATATGCACAAGTTTTTCTACTAGCAAAATTTTCAAGATTGCCTTCTACCGGAAGAGTATACATGTCAGTCATGGCTTCTATGCTTCTAAATCGAATTTTCCCACAGTTTTCTCCCACAGCTAGATAGTAACTAACACTGAAATGAGATCGAGTGTGTTGATGGTATTCTTGATAGGCTCCCGGCTCTGCAAGATTAAACCAAAAGTCTTTGCAGTGAAGATATTCGATAGGAAGATTAATACCGTAGCTTTTACCAAATTCGTGTACCTTGATTCGAAGCAGTTCGATCAAGGATAGAACCGCAGTGTCTTGATCAGATTTATAATCATAAAATCCCACAGTATTGTAGGTATCACAGGCCCACTTGGTAACAGTATGGCCTTGAGTTTGAGAATATATAGTCTTGGCTTTGTTTACAAGATGCTGATTATGGGGGAAATCCAATTGATCATTATATATCAGTGTGGGAAACCAAGCGTCTATCATTTGGTGTATTGAATATAGGATTTCTCAGCCATAGCATTACTAGGCTTAGTAGATGCGTTATACTCTTTTAGCCGTTCAATATTAGGGCCCGAACCCATCACGCCTAGAGAAGGTCGTTTGTCCCATTTCCATTCTGCATTTGGTCCGTGAACATCTACATAATGAAAGAACGCCTGTACTTGCCAAGCATCTTGACCTCGGTCAAACGGTTCTCTCCAATGAGGGACTTCACAGCCTCGATAAATTGCTAGGTCACCAGGTAGCAGATCAACTTGATTGCCGTCTAAATATATTGACCAAACGTTATCAACGTTGTAATTAAAATTTAAACACACAGTTGCAGAAATTTCACAACTAGGCCTATCTATATGGGGAGGCATTTTATCATCGTTTCTATAAATTCTATAATAACAATAAGTTGGAAACAAAGAAAACCCCACTGCTTGTTCCATAACAGGGTGAAGGTATAACAACATACTTTCCATTGCAGGATCGCAGTATTTTGAATGAGCTTCGGGACACGGTGCACCACTTCCTACAAAGGCCTTTTCCGGAGTAAAATTCTGCATTTCGTCAAACAGTGCATATTGCGTAACAAAATCTCTTAGTTCTGTAGAAATAGCAGATCTAAGTATTAGGTATTTGTTTTTTTCAAAAAAATCTTTATTTTCCATTATGTTTTCCTTGGTGAAAAGGACACCCTTGTCCTTGCTGTTCTATTTTTTCATGCAGTCTTTTTTTGTTATTATAAAGCAGAGTAGAATCACGATATTCATCTCTTTTCATCACAAATTTATCAATGCCAAATACTCGTTGATATTCAGGTAGCGTAACCAAATGTTGCACAATTTTGATCTTTTTTTCAGTCATAGGGTGCATAATAGCCAGTGGAGTCAGCGGCAGTATGGTGCAAGTTTGTAGTTCGTTGGTCTGTTTTACAAATAGGTTGATTTCGGTGGCATGGGTATATTTGTAGTTCACTAGGCCAGGCAATACTGATATCACTTTATGTGTATTTTGCATATTCCATAACGGCTCAGTCCAAGTAAAATTCATGTCTTTTTTGGTCTTGATTGCCCAAGGAGAAATAAGTTTTATATTATGACCATGCTGGCCAGCAAAGCCGGGAAATTGCACACCTGGATGATTAGAGCTAGTAGAAACGTCTTGGTTAGAACTAGTCCATTCCCATTCTTTTTCAGATCCTATGGGATTTACAATCATATCCATTTCAAACCATGCAGGAATAGCTATGCCTTTTTTATAGTATTCTATAACTGCATTACAATGTTTTAAGGTTACCAAAGGAGGATCAGAGTCTGGAACTTTCGATGGCAACTGTTTCCACCACTCAGGCGCATACTTCATGGCCCAGTCAATTTTAGCGTAGTCATAGGCATGTGGGACATGAGTAAAACAGTCTAAAACTATTTCTTCTTGTTTGATAAAAAAATATGGAAATTTCATAATAATATTTGTCTCGATGCAGGAATAGGAAAATAGTCAGAACTTACTTCTTGAATAAAAAATACCTGTGTAAGTCTAGGCCTGTTATCATACCCTGTGAATTTATTTACACCGTGATACTGGAATCCGTCATAAGCAACAATTCTATTGTAGATATTTTTAAAATTTACAGTTTCTTCAAATAGACTGTTGTTTTCTTGTAGTTTTTCGTAGTAAAAATCAGTTTTGTTTTTTTCAAAGTTCAAAAACATATCTTGTTTTTCTTCTAGATTTATAGGAATGTCGAATGAGTTTTTTGGTTTAAACAACGATGTCCCGCAATCCATATCAATACCAGGAGTAAGATATATAACTCCTGCATAAGGTTTATAGTCTGAATGAATCCAGCCTTTGTTGATTGATGAGTATTGATCTGGTTCTGCAATTTGAAAGTATGTTTCTACTGCCCATTTAACACTGTTGGTTTTTTTGAAATCAAAGGATAAACAAAATAATTTGTCACAGAAATTTTTAAAAAATATTGGATTTACAGCGTCCAGCGACGGGGATCTTTTGCCCGGCCACGGAACCGCGGTAGTTGCTTTAAACTCCAATGACAACGCAAAATCTCTAATTACATCTGGATTGTTATAAAAATTATCTACACACAAAGAAGGAAAATACATATTATATTTCTCTATCCTTGATCCACGTTACCATGCTGTATTTTGTGCCAGATGTCACTGGATGCGCAATGTGTAGATACGCATAGTTGGACGGAAATAAAACCAACATTCCAGGTTCAGGTTTAATTTTCACGTGAAAATTAGGAAATTCTAACTCGCCACCTTCAAAATTGCCATTTAGATAGCACAAGCAAGATATTGATCTTCCTATTGGGGTTCCGCCATCATAATGACCTTTATATTCTTCACCTTGCTCATATTTTAACATTTGGTAATGCTCGTGCCATAGCCCTTCTTTGATATTAAATCTTTTGGCATACGGAATTGACGCCGCTAACAATAACATATAGAACTGGTTATGAACATTTTGTAACACAGCGTTATTGGTAACTCCTGCTAGATGAGTGACGCCCATCATTTTATTTGTTCTGGCGGTTTGATGTGGACCGTCCTGGGTGGTTTCCGCTCGTTGCCAATGCACCCCGGAATCTGAATCAGAAGCTGCATTTTCTACCATCTTGATGGTGTTCTCTGGATTCGGCCAAGCATTTTCATAAATGGCAATACAGCCTCCTATTATTGTGCTGGGTTGCAGTTCTCCAGGGAAAAAATTGTTTATTACCACGGTCATATTGTTTATCCTTTTACACTAGCTATTTAAGACTGCAACAAAATTATTTCATAAATATTGATTATGGCCACACGTTTTATTTCCAGTGACGAAATTTTCAACCACAAATTTGATAAGGATTATTGTCAACCCACCTCGTCTAAAAACTTGCAAACTATTGCAGATCCCAGTGTTGCAGACATAGCAGTTTGGGAAGAAATCTACTTTAAACCGGGCGTAATAGGAGTATATGCTGCCTGGGATCCATACTGTGAATTTTATCTTGTGTATTATCCTGTTTTGTCAGAAACAAATTTTCATTCGTTGACATTTTCAGGTGTTGATGCTTCGGACAAGGTGCAGAAATTGCTTGCAAAATATGACATACAGCTTGTTACTAACAATATATGGATAGATGAAACTAACTAAATTTCAATGAAAACGTCAATTGATCAAAACTATTTGGAAATTCAATGTAACTCCAGTCTTCAGAAATCGTTGATTTAAATTCAGTTTGCCAAAGTTGCCTAATTACAGACTGATCAACAACAGATAGTTGATTTTGATTTTCTATAAGATATTCTAAAGCCTTTAGAAAAATAAAACTCACAGAAAAGTCATCTTGTATTATTTTGATAGTACCAGTCATGGTATATTTATTGACACATAGATGACATTTTTCAATAAATACTTTACTAACATAAAAACATCAATGGCCAAAATAACCGTATCCGATGCAGTGAGAATAATCCCCAGAGAAGCTGATTTCCTTAACAGAAAATCAGGTTTAAGAGGTGAAATTTTCTACGATCAAACAGCTAATACTCTTAGAATTTATAACGGATCCACCGTTGGCGGACTAAATTTAGCCAAAGGCGATTTGTCTAATGTTTCAGAAACAGACTTTGTGAGTCTAGCTAGCAGCTCTAGACTGTTTGGCCCAAATATTCACATACATAATACTGTTGTAAATAGCAATTTGATTTCGGGCGACAAAGACTATGTAACATTTACAGTGGGTACCAATAGCATTGCAGCATTGTATCTAACAAAATACGTAGGGGTTGACCTAAAAGCATTCTTTGCTATTCAACAAGGCACAGCATGGACTGCTGGTCAAGATGTAAATCAAATGTTAACCTACGGACATCTTGGTCCATGGGACCCATCGCTTGCTGTTGGAAGTAACGTATTAGCCGGCAACCCATTGCATCCCGGTGCTGTCACATTGGCAGCAAACACTACATATACTGTGTGGATTCAGCAAACCGGATCAAACATTACAGAATATGCCCTTAGCACAAATCCTTATTGGGTACCGGCAACCGCAGATCTTCCTGCAGACTATTCAGGTGACCCTTTAGCACCTACAGTGTTATATCAAGACGGGGCAGGCCAGGCCAGCGGAGGAACTAGTGTATCTGTAGATGACACAGCGCCGAGTTCCCCCAGTCCAGGCAATCTTTGGTTAGATACCAACACTGGTATACTGTATGTTTATTTTGATGACGGTGATTCTGAACAGTGGATCCAGCCGGTATTTCCATATCCTGACACTACAAATTTAGCTACTACATCCTACGTGGATTCCACAGTAGCAGCACTACCAGCTACAGCAGGATTGGCCACAACATCATTTGTAACCTCGGCTGTGTCAGCCGGTGCATTTGTATTAAGTGTTCAAGCAGATGACTCTACAACAAGATCTATCTCAACCGGCAGCACAGTGCGATTCAACGGCTCAGGCGGCATTACTACAACTTCTGATAGTTCAGGCAACATCACGATCATCGGTGGTGGCACCACAGGTAATATTACCTTTGCTGTGACCACTATAGACTCATCGGATTCTTCCGCTATAATATTTACGCCCGCAGTGATTTATGAATCAGATGTCACAGTGCAAAATAATCTTGTGATAGATAACAGTGTCAACGTTGCATTGGATCTGTCAGTAAATAATCGATTGACTGTGAAAGACATCATACTGACTGGCAATTTTTCAAGTCAGGGATCTGGAACACCTGAACTTTTTTCAGATAATGAAATACAATTAACAGCTGGTACCCGTGTGGAGATAACAGCAAGTCCTTTGAAAATGGCATCTTTTACATCTACAGCAAGAGATCTGTTGACAGCGGTCAACGGCGATATGATCTATAACACCACAACAAGTAAGTTTCAAGGACGTGCCGGCGGCGCCTGGGTAGATCTGCATTAAGCCATGGAAAAAAAATATTATCAATTAGGCACACATACTGAAGCAGAATGGGATGAGCTAAACGCAGAATTAACCCGTCTAGGCCGAGTCAGTGAATACGTGCCTGACAGAACCGTAGACTGTGTAGATGACCAATTACACAGTTTGACTCGAGGCACGTATCTACTCACTGATACCGAAGCAGAGCAGTTAAAAAACGATCCAAGAATAAAATTCATCAACATAGATTACAAACGCTATTCAGAATTCACCCCGCCACCGGACGAACTGCATTCAGTAAGACCAGACTTGGTAAACAGATATACTGCTGCGGTGAAAAATTACAGAGAATTTTCTGCTTCCAATACACTGGCAGCAACGCCCGATACCTCAGACGTCAACAGAACCGGATATCAGCTTTATAGATGCACACAGAAATTAGATCCTTGGGTAGATGCTGCACTGGCTGACAACGCAGTGGTCAATATCAATATTCCACAATACGGCACGGGCAAGCACGTGGATGTCATAGTTGCAGATGACGGCACCTGGATCGGCCACCCAGAATTTCAAAACAATTCTCTTTCCGATTCTAGTCCCTTCGCTGCTGTGCCGAAGCCCAATGGCTATGTTGGAGGCAATGTTCTACCAGGCAACGGCACCTGTGATCTATTAGACTTGGTACTAGATGCTCCATATTATATTGATCCTGATTGGTTCAATGCTGATCCTGCCACAAGATTAATCACCAGATGGGACGGCACTACAGTCCCAGTAGATTCAGTGGCAAGATCATGGTGGTCAGACAACAACCTGCGCAGCACACAGTTTGCGAATGCAGGCACAGTGAGTGTTACTTCTAATTATACTAGGGCAAACTGCAATGGTACTAACGCTGCAATATCTAATGAAGGCGATCACGGCACCTGTTGTGCTGCACTGACCTACGGAAGAACACAAGGCTGGGCCTATAACGCCAATAAATGGGTATTAGATCTTTACGGCGGATACGGTGCAGGCATAGAACAGGGCTTTGATATAATGAAAATATTTCATACGGTAAAGCCAGTGAATACCCTTTTTAATACTAGAAATCCTACAATAACAAGTAATAGCTGGGGCTATCGATCCGACAAAGATCCCGGTGGAGCAACTTACTATTACACTCATAGATCAACAAGCAACACTGCTTACACCACCGAAACAGGTATAAATTGGCTGAGCCATATGGGCACACAGGGCGACTCCGGCCGATGGAAAAGTGAAATGAAAACAAATTCACTGACCACAGCGCAAGAGGAACTGATCAATGCCGGGGTGATTTTTGTTGCAGCGTCTGGCAACAGTAATCAAAAACAGGTCAACAGCAGCCATCCTGACTATAACAATTTTATTACCATTATCAATGGCGGGCCCCTAGCTACCTCCAATTTTTCCGAGTTTGGAATTGGAGTATTTGGCACAACAAATCGTCGAGGATTTCCTCAACAAGGCGGCAAATACACTGATGCCAACGGCACAGTGATTTATCCTGTGATCAATATCGGAGCACTAGATGACGATTATAAAACTTCAAAAGAAGCCAAAGTTTCTTACAGCGATAGAGGAAACAGCATAGATGTGTATGCCCCTGCAGATGGCACCTTGGCAGCCAATAGAGGCTATGCCACAAACTGGCCAAGACCCGATACCTATGCTGCTCTTAGCTACAATTCCGGAAACACCACTGACGCTGCCTTTAGCGGCACTAGTGCTGCCTGTCCGGTGGCCACAGGGTTTATAGCCACCGTGTTAGAGTGGAATAGAGACTGGACCTGGGTGGAAGTCAAAGCATGGTTACAATCGCTAGAAACACAGGACGCTGCTGATTTTTACTTTGGCACGGAATCAACCACAGTCAATACTGCGAATTGGTTGGACTACGAAAGTCTCGAAGGAGGCGATGCTCGAGTGATTTACCAAGGGCAGATTGACGCTAGATTTAAATCAGGATCAAGAAAAATCTTGTCTAATCTTAGGATCAACAGTGGTTTAAAACTGAGATTGGGTCGTTGATAAATATTTTACAGAGATTAAAAAATGCCTATAAATTTTCCTAATAGCCCAGCACTCAATCAAGTCTATACTGTTGATCAAAAATCGTGGCGATACAACGGCACTGCTTGGAATGTGATCAGCAGTGGATTTGATTTCTCAACCTCACCTAGTTTTACCAACTTGGTTGTATCAGGACAACCAACTGTGATAGCAGACACTGCCACAGACACACTGACATTGGTAGCAGGATCCGGTATTGCTATCACAACCAATGCAGCCACAGATACTATAACTTTTACTTCCGTGGCTTCTACTGGCAATATCACTATTGTAGGCACAACTCTTAACGTTACCAATGCCAATCCTATAACCATAACTCCCAATTTGGTGCTAGGCGGTACTTTGAGATTCCCAGATAACACTGTTCAAACCACAGCCACCGTGCAAGGACCAGCAGGACCAGAAGGTCCACCCGGCGCAAGTGGCAGCGGTTCGGGCAACGTAAATTCTGTGTTAGGTGGCTATGTCGATAATGCCGTAGTTAGATATAGTGGTACTAGTGGCACAAATATTAAAAACAGCTCAGTTATTATTAGCGATGCTGGATTACTCACTGCTACCAGTTTCAGTGGTGATGGCCATTTAATAACTGCACTCAATGCCACGCAATTGACTAGTGGCACCGTGCCTGATGCACGTTTTCCAGCCACGTTACCTGCAAGTTCAGGTGCAAATCTAACTGCACTCAATGCCAATCAATTGACTTCAGGTACAGTGCCCGACGCACGTTTTCCAGCCACACTGCCAGCTGTTAGTGGCGTAAATCTTACTGCATTGAATGCTACAAATCTAGGCAGCGGCACGGTTCCGGTTTTGAGATTAGGCTCATCAGGTACAAGAGATGCTACTACGTATCTAAGAGGCGACAATACATGGGCTACAGTTTCCGGTGGCGGCACCGCATCTGATAGTTTTGCTACTATAGCCGTTGCAGGACAATCTAGTGTTGTGGCAGACTCTGCCACAGATACATTGACACTAGTAGCAGGCACAGGTATAACACTTACAACAGATGCTGGCACAGATTCTATCACTATAACTAGTTCAGGGTCGAGTCAAAATACTTTTAGCATTGTGGCAGTAGCTGGACAGTCAAATGTTGAAGCAGACTCGACTACAGACACATTGACCCTAGCAGCTGGCACTGGTATTTCAATAACTACCAATGCTGGCACAGACACAGTGACTATTGCTAGCACAGTCAGTGCAGGCGCCACAGCGTTTACTGGACTAAGCGATCGTGCAGATCTTACTATTGACCAATTTTATCTACAGGCCATAACAAGGCTTAATGTGACCAATAACGGTGCCACAGCATACAGATTTGACCAATACGGGACCACAGACGATCCTACAGTATATGCCATAAATGGCACCACCATAGCTTTTAATCTCAATGTGATGGGACATCCTTTCTTGATACAAGATGGTGCAGGTGCAAATTACAACACTGGGTTAGTACACGTAACCACAGGAGGTACAGTTACTACAGGCTCGTCTGCTCAAGGGCAAACATCCGGTACACTGTATTGGAAGATTCCAGATAGCATTAGTGGTAGCTACAGATATCAGTGTAGTATTCATGGTAGCATGATTGGAACTATTCAGATTAAAAACTTTTCCAGTATTTAATTTCTGTTTTATCCCACATTATCCTGCCAGATTATTTACTAGCCTAAAGATACCGTATTAAATACTTGTTATAATAACATTATGACTCCGCAAATTATTCCAATTTTTCCTGCAGCTATCTATAGAATTAATCTTAGAAAGTTATCAACGACTGAACGTACAGCGTTTGACACCAATACTATAACTGCTATAAGTAGACAAGGCAATCAGACCTCTGTCAACTCCTCTCTACTTGATGACACGGTATTCTTAGATTTGAAAAACATATTCATGGAACATGTTCACAATTATGCTAGAGAAGTGATCAAAACTGACTGCCAATTTTATATGACAAATTCTTGGAAAAATCAAAATAAAAAAGGACAACCGCACGATTTGCACAATCACAGAAATAGTGTTATTTCAGGAGTATACTATGTGAATGTTGCAAACAGTGAAAATTCTATCTGTTTCAACAGACTAACTTCACCGTTTTTTATGGAGTTTAATTGTAATGAACGTACTCCATTTAACAGTATCGAATGGTCGATTCCTGTTGAAGATGCAATGTTAATACTTTTTCCTTCTAGTCTCTATCACAGTGTGCCCGTAAATACCACAAACAATGAACGACTGAGTATTTCTTTTAATACTTTTATTAAAGGAAATTTCAATAATGACACCCTAGTAATCAGCGATGCAGAACAATAAATATACTAAATAATTTCAACTATTTCGGAGAAAAATTACATGAATACAGAATCAGCAACATCCAACTCAGGTCCTGCAGTCCCTATTGACCCGACTACGCCACTGGCAATTCCGATACCCCTAGATAGCAAAACTGCAGCCAATATTAAATTAGCGTTTGCTGCTGAGGCACGATCTAATGATAGATATCACTATTTTGCTACCGTAGCTGAAAAATATGAAGATGCAAATGCCACAGCTTATTTTAAACAAATTGCCGAAGACAAACACAAGTCCGCCCAAGGCCATTTGAAGGAAGCTATCATGGGTGGATTAGGTGATCCAGATACTGGAAAGCCATCGATGAGTCTTACCCAAGTATTAGAAACTGCAATTGTTTCTGAAATGCAAAAGTCAGCCGAGATGTATACAAAATATGCAGCTGATGCTCTAGAAGAAAAGTTGCCACATTTAGTAGAATGGTTTGGTGAATTATCAAGAAGATCATTAGCGCATAAAAAATCATTTGAAGACCTACTAAAATATTACGATCCGGCTCCGCCCGACGACGAGTGATATAGTTTGGTTACATGAATCAAGTAGACTCAAATCTACCAATATTTCTACATCAAGGTCTAAAATCCTATCCAATTGATCGGATGAAGACCCAGGTGTTAGCAGCACACCAAACGGCTGACTATAGAACTGGAAATAACTTTCCAATTAAGGATTCTTCAGGAGTGTTTCACGCTCTATACAAAGATTTTTTTCATATTGCTGTTCAGCAATTCGGACCATTAGAATTACATCAAAAAAATCTTGCTAGCTGCTGGGGATATGTTACAAATAAATTTTTTTACAAAGGCGGCATTCACAACCACCTAAACACCTGCGTCATTAATGCAGTTTACTATTTAAATGTACCTGAAACTACAGACACACGTCAAGGTTCTTTAAGTTTTTATGATAATAACTTTCACGAAATTTATAATATAAGACCTCAAGTCGGCGATTTGATAATTTTTCCTTTTTATCTTAACCACCAACCCCACCAATCATTCTCTTTGGATTATCGAATTTCTATTAACATGGAAATTATTTGTCAAAATATCTGGGATTTCAGTGATAGTTTAGTGCCGTAATTTGCAGATAACTTAAGAAGCAAACAAGTTTTTTTTGAGTAAATGATTGTTTGTAAAAGCTGTGCCAATGCTGTATAATTAAATACATGACTAGACAGAAGATTATATTCTATCCCACTATACCTGGTATCGATAAGACAATGCCTATTTTATCTGCTGATAAAATTGTGCATAATTGGAAACAGGAAGCAGCTAGAGAATTTAAAAATCAAAAAAATAATCTCGGCCATATCATACACAGTATTTCCAATTGTCCTGGAATCAACTCTTTACAGAGCCAAGGATATGTGGTGCGAGCATGGCAAGACATCTATATCAACGCAGGCTCACCTCACGATAAAATACAATGGCGCACTCCTATTGATCAGCAGAAAATTAACGGCAGTCCGGCAATCGAAGAACATCAAGACAGTCTATTTAAAACATTTCAACACTGGCCGCAGCACTCCAGTCGATCTGTAATAAAGTTTATAACCGGCTGGTGTTGTAAGATTCCAAATGATTATGTGTTGATACAAACCCCTGTGTTTTATGCAGATGAAAATCGATTCACTGCGCTAAGTGGGATTTATTCTAGTGACTACGGAATCAATAATATCAATGTTCCGGTGTTCTGGCATAATCTCAACGAGGAAACGGTGATCAAAGCTGGTACTCCTCTTGCACAATTAATTGCAGTTCCCAAAGAGTCTTTAGAATTAGAAATCAAGACCGATATCAACAAAGAAGCACTTACGATAAATTATATATTGATGAACAACACTTTCGTAAGAAATTATGCCAAGATCAAATCATTTTTCCAGGGGAATCACTAGTGCAAAGTACATTGTTTGAAACAAAATTTTATAGTTATTATATCAATGATTGGGAAGCAAAGAAAGAAAAAATTTCGAAAGAAATCAATACCGCATCATTGATAAGAAAGCCTGATCAATTGTTTGCAAGCGATCGAGGTAACAATAACTATCAGTCTGAATTTGTTGAAATTTTTAAAAATGAATTGTCACGTTTTTCAAACGAAATCAAAGTAAACTCATTAGATATAGGTGACGTATGGTCAGTGTCTTATGCAGAAGGCGATTTTCATATTCCTCATAATCATTCAGGTGTGGGATATTCTGGAATCATATATTTAGAGTACAATGAAACTTTACACAGTCCAACTTATTTCATTAATCCTACGAATGACCCTATAACCGATCAAACAGAGATAAAAAAAATAGAAGCCAGTGAAGGATTAATGATTGTTGTACCGAGTAATATTTTACATTACACGTTGCCTAATAATTCACACACAATCAAAACTATAATTGGTTTTGATTTAAAATTTAGATAACACTAGTTAAATTAAGGCCTTTATCAATGACCCACGAAGTTATCCCGTTATTCCCTACCCCATTATTTGTAACAGAAATACAGGGATTTACAACTAAAGAATTAGAATTTGTAAAACAATCATCCTTGTATGCTCGATACAAGGATGAACCAGGCAGGTGTGTAGGATCGGATAGATTTGATATTATACATTTACCTGAAATGTCAAGAGTATGTGATTTTGTGCAAACACAGTTAAATCTTTATGCTCGAGAGGTAATGTCTATATCTAATCAGTTGTTTCCTACTATCAGTTGGTTAAATCGCACCACAACCGGTGCATATCATTACCAACATCATCATGTGAACAGCATTGTCAGCGGAGTTTTATATTTTACAGAGGATCCTGCACCCATTGAATTTCACACAGACAAAAATTGTGTTTGGGGCCCATTAAAGATGTTCCCTACCAAATACAATCAATATAATACTCATAGTAACACAGTTGAAATCAAACTGGGAACATTATTGATATTTCCGTCCTACCTAGAACATTCTGTAGTGAGATCAATAGCTGACACAGATAGGATTAGTTTATCTTTTAATACCTGGATAGACGGAACAATAGGCCTATTAGATAAAACTAGTTTTCTAAATTTAGATGCTCCGACATTGAAATTTGAGCCTAAAGACAATTTAGATGTGTTGATAGAACGACAAAGATTGCAAAAATAATTAATCCAAGGCAGATATGATTAAGCAATATAACAAATTCACAGACGAATGGTTGCATTCTATAGTCAAACAGCAGGTGCTAGATCCAATGTTAGATTGGAATTTTCCAAGTTATGCAACTGGTGAAATAGATTTAGAAAAAGCAGCATTTGGTAAATGTGCGTTTAATAAACAACAAAATATTAATAATTGGAACAGAGTAGAATCATTAACCTATGTTTTGGATCGATGGTTGGATCAAAATAAAGAATGGTTTAAAATTGATTTTTTAAATCACTGTATGGTAAATTTTTATACCGCCGGGCAGGTTACAGCTTGGCACAATGACAACTCCAATAAATTGCAAGGTGCGTACAGCCTACTTTATTATGTAGATGATAGCGATGGTGGAACTGAGTTCGATCATCAAAAATTTTTACATAAAGAAAATACGGGTATATTTTTTGATTCTAATCTAAGTCATAGACCGATTGCATCAACTAAACCCAGACGTATAAGTGTGAGTTGGGTCATGACAGGCCGGATCATTTATGATATTTGATGAATTTCATATAGATTGCAAAAAAAGAAAACTAGGTTTAGCTTTTCTGCGCCTGTGCCCAGTCTCTAATTCTAGTTTCTAATTTTTTTCGCAGATCTGATATTTCTTGTTTCATTTCGGTGCCCATAGTCGGCAACTGTCTAGAGTATATCATTTCTAGATGCATATTATCAAGTTTTTTAATACTATAGGTTAATTTTTGTAACAATTGCACGGTTTCATTTTTTACATTACCTTCCGGCATGGTAGCTATCACCGATTCATATCTTTCACAGTCTTTGATAAATCTATTAGATTTTTGTAGTATGCTTGACATTTTCTAACTCCAATATGGTTTCAATTTTTGTACGAATTATGGTATTACTCAGTGTGTTTTTTAAACCGGTATGCAATTGTTTGGGCAAGTAATTCAACGCAGCCCAACATATAGTAGCAGATGATGTTGTGAGAAATTCATCATCAACTAAACAGATATATGTGCCGTATTCAAATCCACGGTCCTCACTGAGATACAATTCTATGGGTAAAATTTTACCCACTGAGAAATTATTTAACAACGGTTCGGCGTCTTCTAATAGACTACTGTTTCTCACAAATGTAGGCACAGTCCATTTGGCATCTTCTAAAATAAGAAGAATTCTCCTGGTGTTTTTGCTTAGAAACAGTAGACCGGCACGTTGTTGCATCTAGATACTTATCAAGCGTCTAGGTCAAATCTCCAATATCCGGCAGCGTATTCGCCTTCAAAAGATCTCAACCATTGTGCGCCATCCCATTTGTACTGTACGCCTGTGGTCAAGTTAGTAAAATATTGAATAGTTGTTACTGTAGCAGGATTAAATGTTTCTTGCCATACAGTACCAGTCCATTGAATTATGGAATTACCTTTAATCACCGTGTCGTTGCCTATGAGATCTTTCCAGGCATCTGGGCCGTCGTAGGCAGTTGACCCAGAATCAAAGTTGTTCCAGCCAGCATTTTCCACGTGCTGTCCTACATTGGCACTGTTATTGACATCGTCTAATACTAGATATCTTGTGCCTACAGGAATTGCGGCAATACTTCCAAATTTTTCAATAGGGCTAAACTTGTAAGGATCAACGATAGCAGTCACAGGTAATAATGTATTAGTAGGGACTGTGTCCATGTCAAGATCTATCACTAGATATGTAGGATCAACTTCATTTACGGTAAATGTGCCTGTGACTTCATAGCCGCTGGGCTGTGTAAAATGTATTCTACTGGTGCCTGAATACCCGCCGTGAAGCTCTAGTATCTTATACCAATCTAGTCTTTGTTGATTGCCTTTGTAAGGAGTTTCATCTAATCCCAAAGCTATCACTGCTTCGTAGACATTTAGTACAGTGAGATCATAGAATCCTGTGACCTTGTTCAAGATCAGCAATACCCCAAATCGATCCACTGTGTTTCGTACTTGGGTAGTTGCACCGTCACCATTGAAAATGAGATCTTCTAGGCCCAACAATTGACCCGATTCCCCAAATACGTTCATGATAATGTTTTTAATAATACCCATTTTCTTAACCTTGGCAGGCGGACTAATCCATATAGGAGTTTGAAAATCTAGAGTACAGATATCAATATCACTTTCTGTGCCTTGCGGAATAGTTCTAGAACTAAAATTGATGCTACTGAGATCTACCACGCTGATGCTGGTCCAGTCAACATAATTGTCTGTGGTTTGAATTTCAAGACTGGGATTAAACAAAACCAAAATCTGTTCTAACAACTGAAGTTTTTGATCTGTGTTACTGGTCCAGATTTCTGCTTTCATAGACAGTTTGAATGGAGTAGGCATGAGTCTTTCTACTGTGTATCCACCGCCCTGTACACCACCGTATTCTCTTTCGCCTGCTGGATTAGTAGTATACTGCCGTTCTCTCACAGATAGTTTACTGACAAAACTATAGTCACTGAGTCTGGAATTATCCAACTCAAGGCCACTGATATAACAGGCTATTCTAGGCACCGTTGACAGTTTGTTTTCACTGTTGTCTTTGATCATGCTGGCAACCTGTCTGGTCATATCACCGTACAACACAGGCACGTGTCTCTCTTCGGGAACATCGCCTCCAGTTTTATATTTGAATCCTATAAAGATTCTCATAAACTGTGTGACATATCGTCTTACTTGCGCATCGTAAAAATAATCCATTATTCATCTGCCTCTGGTCTAAGAGCCTTACTGAGACTCTGTCTTTCTTTCACAGTGTGTCCATTTATTGTGTCGGTGTTTGTGTTGTTGATGAATCCAGCTTTTTGTGTCTGGCGAACATCCTTGCCTTCAAATTGATCACCTACACCTACATCACTTGGTCCTAGATTATTCATGGTCATTCTAACCTGGTCTTCAACCTTGACCCATCTTGATCCGTTGTATCTAAACAATCTATAAGGAAAATAATCTTTTCTAAGACAGAATTGACCATCTGCAGGAGCTAATGGAAAGGCTATACCGGCTGTGAATGGAGCACCATTTGGAGGAACGCCATCACCAACAAGATATCCGTTATAACCAGATACTTCCGATGATAATAGAGCGGTGGCAGCAGTGGATCCTACATATACAGGAGTACCATCGGTATTGAACAAGAGATTGCCTGCTTCGTCAGTGGCCTGAGTTTCCAAACTAGCATCTAATAGGCTGTTATCTGCGCTGACCAGTACAGGTAATTGATTTGCATCCACAGTAAGAGTATAAAACTGTGTGGTGTCTGAGCCACTTCTTGGAGCATCTGCTTCAGCCTGATCAAGTACTGCCTGAGTGATCTGCATTTCTTTTTCGTAGGTGCTCATTATGTTTCTTAGACTGTCGGCTAGTTCATAATAGGTAGCATTAGGAGGTGCGACTCCAGTTACTTCCTGTAGCACTGTATAATGCTTTCCATCCAACCCAGTGACAACATCACCTGGATAATAGGTTACAGCAGAGTTATATGTGCCAACCATGGCATCTTTGTTAGCAACTTGGTCTAGTATTTCTTTGAATTCTTGACTGTCGACTAGAGGTTTACATTTGGCACGATATAGATGTGGATACCAAGTAACTGAAAAACCTTCCGCAGCTCGGTTTACTTCTTCAATTACGTAGAATCTTTTAAGAGCAAATTGAAAATCATTGAGCGCATGATCGTCTTTGAGATGTGGTAGTTCTATAACATCTCCACTGATCAACTTGCGGCCTAATTTTTCTATAGTGTCGTTGATGTGAAATGTGATAAAAACAGTGTCGTTTTGTAAAAATAATCCAAATTGACTGAGATTAAAATCTAGATCTTGAAGACTGTACACCCCTCGCATGACATAGATATCAGGATCATACTTGCGATCTCTATTTTCTAAAAACAGCAGGTCTTGGATCTGTGTGGGATCGCTGGTGTTGTATACAGGTAAACTGGGTGACGCTGAGTCGCCTGAGGCTCCGGGGCCTAGATATCGATGTATAAAAACATCAGTACCTCCAACCTGGAACATTTCCCAGATATTTTTATCTATAAATTTATAATCATTGCCCTTTTCAGGACGGTAAAGGCTCAGTCTTGGCATAGTCATATATTTATAAATAACTATATGAGCCAAATAGACCAATCCAAGCAAGAAGTTTTTAGTTATTGCAAAGCCATGCTGGGCGACGGCATGATTGATGTAGAACTAGATCCCATACACTATGAAACTGCACTGAACAGGGCACTAGGCGTATTTCGACAGCGTTCAGATAATGCTGTTGAAGAAAGTTATGCGTTTTTAACGTTGAGAGAAAATCAGCAAGAATATATTTTGCCCAAAGAAATCCAACAGGTGCGACAGATATTTCGCAGATCAGTTGGATCAAGAAGCGGCAACGGGTCGGGCGGCACAGTATTTGAGCCATTCAACATGGCCTATACCAACACCTATTTGTTGAGTTCAACAAATATGGGTGGATTGTTAACCTACGAATTATTCAGTGGTTATCAAGAATTAGTAGGCAAGATGTTTGGATCGTTTATTAATTTTACTTGGCAACCACAAAGTCGCAAGATAATGATTCAACAACGTCCTAGAGGCGATGAAGAAGTGATGTTATGGGTCTATAATACCAAACCAGATTTTGCCATCATTGACGATACCTATGCAGGACAATGGGTCAAAGACTATAGTTTGGCCAACTGCAAGATGATGCTGGGACAGGCTCGTGAAAAATTTGCTCAAATTGCAGGACCACAAGGTGGAAGCAGTCTAAACGGTGCGGCGATGAAAGCAGAAGCCACTGCTGAAATTGAAAAACTCACAGATGATTTGATGAAATTAGTACCAGGCGGCCAAGGATATACTTTTATTATAGGTTGACCACGATGGTATTCTCCTGTATACTTTATACAGTTGGAGAATATTATGATTATTGGAATTTGCGGTTTTATTGGTTCAGGCAAGGACACAGTTGCAGACTATCTAGTGAATTTTCACGAGTTTCGTAGAGAAAGTTTTGCATCAACACTAAAAGATGCAGTGGCAGCAGTATTTGGTTGGGACCGTACCATGCTTGAAGGCCGTACCAAAGAAGCCCGTGAATGGCGCGAACAAGTAGATCCGTGGTGGGCCGCTAGACTTGATATGCCTACACTGACTCCAAGATGGGTGTTGCAGTACTGGGGTACTGAAGTTTGTCGTAAGGCATTTCACGATGACATATGGATTGCCAGCCTAGAAAACAAACTGCGCAACAGTCGAGATAATATTGTTATTTCAGATTGCAGATTTCCCAACGAAATTGAATCCCTAAAACAGGCAGGTGGCAGTATTGTTTGGGTACAAAGAGGCACACTGCCTGACTGGTATGCAGATGCAGTTAGCGCAAATCAAGGCAACAACGTGGGATTGAACGCAATGAAAATGCGCAAGATACACGCCAGCGAGTGGGCTTGGTTAGGCAGTGACTTTGATATAGTCATTGATAACAACGGTTCTATTGATGATCTTT